TGTTATGATAGGTAATCACGATAGAATGGCTAGTCGTAAGGCTATGTCAGGAGGTATTCCTGCGGCTTGGATAAGGTCTTACAATGAAGTCTTAGGAACTCCTAATTGGAATTGGTGCGAGTCTGTTATATATGATGACGTACTATATGAACACGGAGAAGGAGGGCAAGCAGCAGCTAAAGCTAAGAACAACTTGATGTCTTCTGTTTGTGGTCATACACATACCCTTGCTTATGTTCAATGGTTCGTAGGTAAACGCTTCAAAGTATTTGGTATGCAGGTTGGTTGTGGTGTAGATTCTACGACTTACGCAGCAGCTTATGCAAAGAACTTTAAGAAGCAATCAATTTCTTGTAGTGTTGTATTGAACAACGGAACTCTACCAATCAATCTTTTAATGCCTTTATAGGTATGCCCTATAGCCGTTTTAGGCACTTTCTTTTCTTTTTAATACTAATATACTAGACAAGCTATAAAGTTCGTCCTAGATGTAAACACCTTAATTGTTAATAACTTTGTAAATAAACTTGTTAATAATTGCGTGAGTAACTTTAAAGGTGTAGATTTGCATATAATTAATCAATACAAATATTATGAAAAACTTTAAGATTACAAATTTAAAAAGCAAAGTAGTTCAGTATATGAACGAAAGCGAAAAGGAACAATTCTTTACTAAAAATTCTTTAGGGAATTACAAAAGGGAAGATGTTCAAGAACTAGACAGAGTAAGGTACAATAAAAAACTACACGACTTTGCTTTCTCTATTGGAGTAATGGCAGTATTTACAATCCTACTACTCTTAATGTGCGGTACATTAGGATTCATTGACTCTTTAATATTTTAAAAATGGAATTACTAAAAACAATTAAAGTGAACGAAGTGGTAAACAATATTACTACTTCAGTATTAGATGGTACTATAAACCCTTTAGAAGCTATTGTAAGCCTTAAAAAGCTAGAAGAGATAGTAAAGCAAGCAAAGGTAAGAATAAACGAGTCAGTAATCATTGAAGCAGCTAAACACGGAAAGACGTTTGTGTTCGGAGATGCTGAAATAACTAACAAGGCTAGTGCAGGACGTTATGACTACTCAAACATTATAGAGATAGTATCTATGGAAGCAGGGCTAAAAGCTTTAAAAGACAAGCATAAGGCTGCATTGAAAGTTGATGTAATTGACTTAGATACTGGCGAACTAATAGAAGCACCAATCTACAAAGGAGGTAAAGAGATTATCTCTATAAAATTAAATAAAGAATAAAAATGAAAACAATTAACATTCACGGAAAACAATATGTTGAAGTAAACGAAAGAATAAAGTATTTTAGAAAGCACTTTAAGGGGTGGGCATTAACCACTGAATTTGTGGAGCTAACTGATGAAAAGTGTACGATTAAAGCTGCCATATTAGACGATAAGGGTTGTCTTATATCTAACGGAGTAGCATCTGAAACTAAAGGAAGTTCTTTTATTAACAAGACCTCTTATATTGAAAACTGCGAAACTTCAGCTTGGGGACGTGCCTTAGGAAATTTAGGTATTGGTTTAGATGTTGCTATTGCTAGTGCTGATGAAGTTTTAAATGCTAAAGCACAGGATAAAAAGAATGAATCTAAAACATCAAAACCTGTAGGTAAAATAACAATGAATGTAAGGGTGTTAGAAAATATGCTTAAAGGAATTGCAGATGGTAAAAGTAAACAAGTAAAGGAGTCAATGAGCAAATACGATATGACTAAGGAACAGGAGAATACTTTAACAGTAATGATTAATACAACAAAATAATTTAACCGAGAAAAGTCCTACTCACTAATCATAGGCGAAATAAAAATGTACGAAGTAAAAGGAACAGTAAAATTAATTGCACCTGCTGAAACAGGAGTCAGTCAAGCAGGTAAACAATGGAAAAAGCAAGTTATCGTAGTAGATACAGGAGCAGAATACAATCCTGATATTGCAATCCAAGCGTTTGGAGATGACAAAATCAAAGACTTGAATAAGTTATCAGTAGGAGATTCAGTCTTGATTAAGTGTAACGTATCTTCAAGAGAGTACAATGGAAAATACTTCCACAATATTGATGGTTGGTGGTTTACTAAGAATACTAAGGAAGAAACACCTGTAGTAGCTGAATCTGATGATTTACCATTCTAAGATGACACAAGAAGATAACTTTAAAAACTTATGTAACCTGACAACATCTTTGTTAGGCTTGCGTAAGGGTTCTCTAGCCTACAAAAGTAGGAAACAAGAGCTTCAGGTGGCAAGATCAATAGCAAGTGTTATAGCTAGGAAAGAATATGAAATACCACATTCAACAATAGCAAAGGTTATTGGTAGAGATAGAACTTTAATATATCATTATGAGAAAAGGCATAAACATAACTACGCAACCTTTCCAAAATACAGAGAAATTTTTAATAAAGTATTTAATGCTTTTCAATCTATAGAAGATTCTAAAAAGTCCTTCTTTGACTTACAACAGCTTAAAGACTACTTAAGAAAGAATGATGTTAGTCATAGTGCTAAACACCAAGTTTCTATTAGGATTCAATCAGGTGAAGTAGGTACTGATATAAAAGTTTCTTTCAGGGACTTCTATAATCAATTAGAAAATGTTAAACTTGCACTTCAGAATTTTAAATATGAAATTGAGATAATTACCCTATGAAAGAAAAGCCTAACTACTACGCAATTCTAACTTCTGAAGTCAGATACAGTAAAGCATTAACACCTAACGCTAAATTACTTTATGCTGAGATAACTGCTCTTTGTAATATGAATGGCAAATGCACAGCATCAACTGAATACTTTTGCAGACTATATGAAGTTAGTAGGGTATCTATTCAAAAGTGGCTTAAGAATCTTGAAGATAATAATCATATTAGGCGTGTTAACATATATAAACAGGGTAGTAAACAAATAGATACAAGGGTAATAACTTTGGTTAACACCCCTAGTAAAGAAAAGTTTACAGATAATACTAATATAAATATAACTAATACTAATCTTACAGATAGTAATACTAAGGTTGGTTTTGTTAAACCTTCAATAATTGATATTAAAGAGTTCTGTAAAGAAAGAAAGAATAATGTAGATTGCGAAACATTTTTTAATTTCTATGAAAGTAAAGATTGGTACATAGGTCAGAACAAAATGAAGAATTGGAAAGCTTGCGTAATAACTTGGGAGAAAAGCAGAAATAATAAAAATAATACTAACGACAGATCTACCCCTCATTTTCATCAGAAAGGGAAAGACTATGGGGATGGTTCATTTTAAAAAAAAATATGAGAACAATAGAAGATACATTTAAAATAGCTGAATTTCTTAAACCTAAAGTTTACAATAGGTTTAGGTTAGGAACTAAAGAGGAACTGAAGGAAATGTTTGTTAAGGCTTTTAAGCACTATGATAGAACGATAGACATTTACAATCATCTTCCTGCTTATGATGAAATAATTGATTGGATGGTAGATAATAAAGGTAGAGGTCTAATGTTAATGGGCGAATGTGGTTTAGGTAAATCTACTATTCTTAACTTTGTTATTCCTGCAATATTTAGAACCAAGACTAATAAAGTTCTTAAAAGTATAGCAGCAAAAGACTTAGTAGCAATAGAGAAAAATATAGCTACCTTTATTATCATAGATGACTTAGGAACTGAAAGTCTAAAGAATGATTACGGAACAAAGATTGATGCTGTTTCTGATGCTATCTCTTATGCTGAAGATAGTTCAAAGACTTTACTGATAACAACTAATTTGGATGCAGAAGATTTAAATAAAAGATATGATGAAAGAACTTTAGATAGGTTAAGAAAGTGTAAGGTAGTAGTAATAAAAGGCGAGAGCTTTAGAAATTAAAAATGCTAAAGAAATGAAGAAAGAAGAATTATACAGTCCTGAAAAGACAGGAAGCTTCCAAATGATGTTTGGATTTAAACAACCTGATGTCTATAGGTACGTTCCTGTAGTTAGACAACCTAGAAAAGATAAGAAATGAAAACTAAACTACAAATGTTATATATAAGACTAGAAAATGAAATTAAAAAAGACTTAAATTCTTATGGTTGGTATGTTAATCAAAAAGAAGAAAAGAAAAGAGCAATAAAAAATACAAAAGAATTAATAAAAGCAGAAGAAAAACGAATTGAAAATAGATATGAAAATAAATAATTTAAACGACATTATGAAAAAGTGTTTTGGAGAAAAGTTAATCATTGTGAAGTCTGAAAAAATGGACTATAAAAAAATTAATAACATTGAAGTAGATGGAATAGACACTAAAGACTATCCTGACTTCTGTGATGCTTATATAGTAAGTGCAGACTATGATAGTAAACCAATGACTGATGATCAGTTAGAGGAAATAAATGAAGATGGTGATTTTCAACACGAATGTATAATGAATGACTTACACTAAATTATGAAAGCAAAAACAAAAGAGAAAGTTAAATATTGGTTAGACTTTGACTCAAGTCTTAAAGATGATGATAATAGACTTTGTGCAAATATATGGGCTGAAGAAATGGTGGCTTTAGGTTTTGGCGGAATTGAAACTGAAGCAGTTGTATTCCTTAAATTATATGCGACAAGTAAACTAACATCAGCTCCAAGTATAAAAAGAGCAAGAGCAAAGCTTCAGGAAGAAGATGCTTCTTTTAGAGGTGGAAAGTATATGTTGAGGCAAAACAAATTACAAAAGAAATGGCGTAAAGACTTGGGATATGAAAACAATTAGTAAACTAAAGAAGGAACTTGATAAATGGTTTAGCCTTTTTATCAGAATAAAGGAATCTAATGAATATGGTTATGTACAGTGCATAACTTGTTCGGTGGTAAGATTTTATAAAGATGGTATGCAAAATGGTCATTTCCAATCTAGGCGTTTTATGGCTACTCGTTTCAATGAAGAAAATTGTTCTACACAGTGTATAAAATGCAATATGTATTCTCAGGGCGAGCAGTATAAATTCGGATTAGCTATAGATGCAAAATATGGAGAAGGTACAGCAGAAGAACTAGAATTTTTAGCTAGGACTATACATAAAGTATCAAGAGTAGAATATGAAGAACAAATAAGTTATTACAAAAACCTTGTTGAAAACTTAAAAGAAGAAAAAGGGATAGAGTAACAAATTGATTATCTTTGGCGTATGATAGAACCCATCTACGCAAATAATGAACACCGAGTAATCATTGAAACTTATATTACAATGTGCAAAGAGTTTGCAAAAGAAGTTAGTACAAAAAGTAGATACAATAATTATTTAGAAGTTGTAGATATTATCTTGGAGTATTCAAATCATTATGGAGAAGGACAGAGAGAGAATAACTTTTGGGATTGGTTGTTGATAATACCTATAAATTTATCAGTAGCTACTAATGGATTCTTTGCAGGAGTAGAAACAAGAAGTAATGCAGCAGTAGTAAGGGCTTACAGAGTAGTTCTTGATGAACTAACACAGGACACAGTAGATAAGATTGACAAGATAGAACCAATTAAAGAATGATAAATCAAATACACAATGAAGATTGTTTTTCTACAATGGATAGAATGGAATTGAATAGTATTGATTGCATACTAACTAGTCCTCCTTACAATACAGGAGGAAGGGTGGAATATAGTTCAAATAAAAAAATAAAAGGGAAAAGGGTTTATAGTAAAGAAAAAAGATATGATGAGTATTTAGATACAAAAACAACTGATGAATATATAAAATGGTCTATTAATCTTTTTAATAAATACGAAACTGTATTATCTAAAAATGGTTGTGTACTTTACAATATAAGTTACGGAAATGAAAATCCAAGTGTACTATGGCTGCTACTTGCTGAGATAATAAAAGAAACTCAATTTATGATTGCTGACTGTATAGTTTGGAAAAAGAAAACAGCACTTCCAAATACTACAAGTAAAAATAAACTCACTAGAATTTGTGAATTTGTTTTTGTTATTGTAAGAAAAGATGACTTTATGAGTTTCAATAGTAATAAAAAAGTCATAACAATTTCAGATAAAGAGCAAAAATTTTATGAAGTATTTTACAATATAATAAATGCTAGTAATAATGACGGAAGTAATAATCTTAACAAGGCAACTTTCAGTACCGACTTAGTTAGAAACTTATTAAATATCTATGTGCCTAAAGATAGTCTAGTTTATGATAGTTTTATGGGAACAGGAACAACTGCATTAGGCTGTATTGAGCAGAATATTAATTTTATAGGTAGTGAATTATCAAAAAAACAATGTGAATTTGCGAATAATAAAATTAAAGACAGACTTTCACAATCAAAACTATTTTAATGAATGATATATATTTAGAAATATCAAAGCTATCAGATAAGTTTCGGACTATGGCTTACGGACTAATATCAGACGAAAATGAAGTCAATGAGGCTGTTCAAGAACTTCTCCTCTACCTACTACAGATGAATCCAACTACTTTAAAAACAATTTATGAAAAGGACGGAATAGATGGAGTAACAAGATATGGAGCGGTAGCACTAAGACGTGCCTTAACAAGTCCTAGAAGTAACTACTATTATAAGTACAAAAAGTATTACACGCATATAGACAGTTTAACAAGTGCAGTTACTTATGATGAAATGGACTCAGGAGAAACAATACCTTCTAAGCACCTTTATAACTTACCTAATGAATTAGTAGACGATTATCAATGGACTAGCCTTGAAAAGATAGACCAAGCCTTAGAGAGTTTTTCTTGGTACGATACTAAAGTATTTCAGTTATACTACCACGAATCAAATACACTTGACTCACTAGCGAAGAAGACAGGAATAAGTAGGAACAGCTTGTTTACAACGATAGACAAAGTAAGAGTACAATTAAAATATAAGCTCAATGAATAAGTTTTTCGTACCTAAAGAAATATATGAAGATAGAATGGCTATCTGTAAAAGTTGTACTCACTATTCAAGCCTTTTAGGAAATTGCGGAATTTGTTTGTGTTTTATGAAAGTGAAGTCCAAAATCAGCAGTCAATCTTGTCCTAAAGGTAAATGGCAAAAGACAACAGAGGTAGAAGTAAGAACAGATATACCTGAAGAAATAATAGCAGAGATTGTATTACTTTGGGAAGACTTAAAAACAGGGAGAGCAAAGGATCAGACGGCAAAGAAGAAAATGATTGAGATATACAACACGTTATACAATACGAACTATTCAACAGGAACTAATTGTGGTAGTTGTATTGCAGCTTGTTTTGATGGAATAAAAAAAATATATAAAGAATACTCAGGAAATAATTAATAAATAAAGGGTAAGACCTAAGGGCTTTTAATTTTTCAGACCTGTGTAGTAAAGGGGGGGTGTGGTTACCTCCCCAATACAATAAGACTATGGAGATAATAATATCAGATGCAGGAGATGAACAAGAAGGACTGCATATAACTTTAATATTAAACTAAAATGATAGAATTAAATAAAATATATAAAGAAAATTGCTTAGTAACAATGGGAAGAATTAAAGATGATTCAGTTGACTTAATTGTAACATCTCCTCCTTACAATAAGGGGTATTGGAGTAGTAATAGGAACAAAAACAATGGATTCAAAACAAAGTCAAGATGTATTGAGTATGATAATTTTGAAGATAAAATGAACCCATTAGATTACAATGAGTGGCAAAAGAAAGTTATATCAGAGTGCCTACGCATATTGAAACCAACAGGAAGTTTATTTTATAACCATCAGCCAATCCAAAAACTACACCAAGAAGTAAATCCTTTATTTATTTATGACTTCCCTTTAAAGCAAACTATTATATGGAATAGGAAAAACACTCCAAAACTTGATAAGTCATATTTCTTTCCTACAATAGAGTATATGTTTTGGATTCAAAAGACTAAAACTTCAAGGACTAAATTTAATAGAAAGAATAGTATATTTAATAAGTGTATTTGGGATATATCTCCTGATGTTAAAAATAAATTTCCTGCTCCATTTCCTGAATCATTAGTTGAAAATTGTATATTAAGTTGCACTGATGTTGGGGATATAGTTTATGACCCTTTTACAGGTAGTGGTACAACTCCATTTGTTGCTAAAAAATTATATAGAAATTACATTGGAAGCGAATTAGGAAGTTTAGACATATGTAGTCAAAGATTAAATTTAATAGAAGATAGAAATACTAGAATATATAATGAATCTTTTAAAAAACAATAGAAATGAAAAGAACATACAAGACAATCAAGTGGGTATTAAAAGGACACATTAAAAATAATGTCAAATCTTTATGGACTTGGGAAGACGACAACTTTACTTGCATCTTTGATTCTTATGCAGGAAATCATAGAATTTATACAAGCAATCAACTTTTAAAACTTTTAACTAAATGATGATATTTACAATACTAGGAATTTGCACAGCAATCTTCTTTTTCATAGTTATATTAATGACTATTATAGAAGGTAGAATAAAAAGAAAATCAACAGAAAAGTTACTTTGGAAAATGGATAAAGTAGAAACACGAACAGGAGGACTAGCACACGATAGAATAAATGAAAAATAATAGAATACCTAGCTACTACATAGGAAGACGTTACAAGATAGAAGCTCGTAAGGTAATTGAAGACTTTGATTTATCTTATAATGTTGGGACTGCCTGCAGTTATTTGATGAGAGCAAATCGCAAGCACGACTCTCCGATTGAGTGCATACAGAAAGCAATTAATCATTTGGAATTTGAACTTGATAAGCTAAAGAGATGACACTATACACTTGCGAATGTGGAAACACTAGAGAAATTGCCATAGCTACAATTGTTTATAGAGATGATAAATGGGTAACTAAACAAGCCCAGTGCGAAAAATGTGGTAAGTATATGGATAGCGAACCAACAGAAGGAATACCAACACTTCAAAGGACAGAGCCTAGCCTAAGCAAGAACAGAGATAACTTATGGGCAGGAGCAAAGGAAAAGCTAGTAGGCGAAAGGGGAATCAATGAATCCTTTGATTAATGAAGTTCGTGATAAAGTGTGATAAAGATAAGCAAACTCTGATAAACTATTTAAAGGAATTAGGGAATGACTATTTAGTAGATGTAAAGAAACAAAGAAACACAAGAAGCAATATGCAGAATAACTATTATTGGAGTTGTATTGTCCAACCACTATCAAATGATTTGGGTTACTTCCCTGACGAAATCCACGACCTATTAAAGGTCAAGTTCTCAAGTGAATGGAATAGTATAGAGATAAACGATAGGAATGTAGGAATACAAGTAGTCAAGTCTACAGCTAGAATGGATAGCAAAGCCTTTGAGATATATGCAGACCAAATAAGAATATGGGCAATGACTGAATTAGGCATAAGACTAATGCTACCAAACGAATACGAGTAATTTCTATTATATAATATGGAAACAGAACAAAAGAGGACACAGGAGGGTAAAAAGAAGCTACTAGCAGCACTAGAAACTTCATTAGGTATAGTAACAGAGGCTTGTGAGAAAGCAGAGATAACAAGAAGCAGACATTACGCTTGGATGCAGAGTGATGAAGAATACAAGAAAGACGTAGATGATATAGATAGTAAGTTTATTGACTTTGCTGAAACAAGTCTTAAGAAACAAATAAAGGAAGGTAATACAACAGCCACTACTTTCTTCCTAAGAACCAGAGGACGTAAGCGAGGTTATAATGAGAAGCAAGAAATAGACTTGACTTCAGGAGATGAACGAATTAAAATAAATATTAATCTTGGTGATTAAACCTGACCTATTAGAAATCAATCCTGAATTTACACCTAAACAGAAAGAGTGCTTAAAGTATCTATTTGACGATAAGACTAAAGAGGTTTTATTTGGAGGAGCAGCAGGTGGTGGTAAGTCTTGGGTAGGTTGTAGTTACTTAATTACTATGTGCCTTCAATATCCAAAGACTAGATACTTGATGGGACGGTCAAAGCTAGACGCATTAAAAAAGACAACACTAAATACAT